CTGAAATACCTGTCAACTCACAATACCGATTGTTACAGACAAAGTGATCAGGGGCCATCCCTCCTTCGTCGGGTCGGGCTACTCATGAACGGAGCCTCCGAAGAGGGAGTCTCCGCCCTTCGGGTGAGCATCCCTTGTCCAAGTTGGATACACTCCTTGACTCTGCAATGCTGCACCTGATCCGCTGCGTCACCTTCCTGCGTCAGGCTTCCTCCGCTACTCAGGTTTGCCGTCTGCACATCTAGCAGCCTATGCTGTCGCTGGCTTCGCGTAGCGACACATTGCCGTCAGGCTGGCCCGCTGCGGTATAACCATCCACCGATGCTTCGCTGCGCTTCGCGGTGGATAGGTTATGTCCTCGCTAATGGTGGAACTCACACACACAAACCCCCGTGCGGATGATCTCTCCTAGCGGCAGGGGATTGATGTGTCGTCAACCCCACTCCCAAGAGGTCGGGGGTCGGCAGTTTGCGTCTTCGGTCGCCATGCTCGACATACTCCCTTCCGCGCCTGATCGTCTATCTTGTGACCACAGGTGGTTGCTTGATTCGGCTTGTGCAGGTCCGTGTGTCTTGCGCGTGGCTCGGTCAGCCGCCGCTTCGCTAAACTCCCTTGACGATTCCTTCGCTTCGCTCAGCACGACCAATCCCTGCACAGAACGACATCCTAAGACACGGGAGGTCTGTGTCTGTAATCAGGAGAATGAGATGTACAAGATAATATTCTTTACGACAGAAGTGACGGAAGCAACGTCTACTGAAGTTATTGAGAACATATGGACAGGCTTCTGGACATATGAAGAAGCGTTGCTTTGTGTTGAGGAATACGACTTTGCACTCCCATTGGAGTGGGAATGGGAGATCGAGGCGACAAATGTATTTATGGCAGGGAGCGCAGCATTAGAATAGTCCTTCACAAGAATCACAGAATGGTACGTCTACTAAAAGCCGTGCCATTACGAATCAGCCCATTTCTGCTGACCCCTACGAGGATTGGCATGGCTATGGACTATGTAATCATCAAGTGGAAATAACGACTCCGATGCCTCGGAATGTCTGAGTATCAAGGGTACGCTGCGCCGCTTCGCGCCCTTGACACTCAGCCACTCTGTCGGCTGTGGGGTGAGTGTTAAAAACGAACTATGCAAACATCACAATGGAGAAACACAATGAACAACCTGATCAACATCGACCTGAAGAACTCCTACAATGGAGACGACAGCATCACACTGACACAGGCGCTATGCCGTATCGCAGCAGAGTTTTATGATCCAAGCATGGTCATGGACAAAGACAGTGGCACATACAGTGAGCGCAATGCTCAGTCGTGGTCGCAGAAGCTGGTCTTGCAGAGCATCGGCAATGCAGCATACCGCCAGCTTAATGACACATCGGTCGGCAAGGATGGTCGGCCTCGCGGCATCAGACATCAGCTTGATCGCGCAACATCTTACGCAAAGTCTTTGGCGATGCGCGTGTCGGATACAGAGATTGATCTAGAAGCACTGAATCGTGCAGCAGATTGGATTGAGCGCCTAGAAGCAGAGGTTACAGCATTGGATACAATGGTCTGGACAACGGGCGCAGTATATGAGGCGGCAACGGGTGAAGACTTCAAGCCCTACGCACCTTGGGAGACAGCGGTGCAGAAGAAAACACCGATGCAATCTAGCGCCAACGCCGACGCAGTCATGGCTAGGCTGGCTCTGCTTGGCATTGATGTCAAAGTCGATGGTCCGCTCAACACCAACGGTGTCGAAACCAACGAGCGGGATGTAGCATAACGAGAGAGGGGAGGGCGCAAGCCTTCCCTTTTTTTATGCTTCGAGACTGTGACTCAAGCAACAAGCGCCTGAAGGAAGGGCGCGAGGGGTTGTTATTGTAACGCCGCGCTGGCGACAGCCCATCATCACGTCAATGAAATAAAATGAAATGAAAGGAAGGATCGAAATGAATCCAATCTTCGACGCTAAGAAACTACTTCCATACAATCCTGACTATGGATTGCCAGACTCAGTAAGGACTCAAGCAATTCTTTTGTCCATCAAGTATGGCACTCGCCGCGCAGCTAAGATGCTGGACGTAGGTGAATCAACTCTTTTCAAATGGCGCAAAGACAGCGGCCTCAACAACGTGGAGAATAAAAATGTTTGACTTGGTACGCAATGCTTATGAGTTTCCAGTCGAGACTCAACCAATCTTTGATCGTTTTGGGAATGAAATCCCAGATCAAAAGTGCGTGATGCGGACTGACACCAACACTGTGCTTGGCGTTCATGGCTCACGCTATCAGATCATTAAGCATGATGATGTGGTATCTTCACTGATGGATGCAGTCAAAGCATCGAACATCAGCCGTGACTTCACCACTAACTTCAGCGTAATTGAAGATGGTCGTAAGTTGCGCGGCGAGATCTTGTTCAACGATCTCATTGTTGAACCAAAGGTCGGTGACTACGTTAAGTTTCGGATCAGCTTTTTCAACAGCTATGATGGTAGCTGGGCATTCAGTCAGGCTGCTGATGGCCTGCGTTTGTTCTGCTTGAATGGCTGCACCAACGCCAGCAAAACTGCATCATCCAAGTTCAAACACACGCAGTCTGTCAACATCGAAGGCAGCGCAGCAAAGATGATCTTTGGTTTGGAAACCTTTGTGAATCAGCCGCACATCTGGCGTGAATGGATGGTATCCAAAGTCACTGATGACATGGCAGAAACGTTCTTCAAAGCAACGATTGCCAAGTCATTTACCAATCAAGTGCAGCATCAGAAAACCAATGAAAAGCAATTGGAAAAATTGCTTTCTATTTGGGGTGATGAGGCTGGTCAATTGGGCCGTAACAAGTGGGCCTTGTATAATGCAATGACCTACTGGTCCAGCCACACCAAGGAACTAAAGAACCCTGAAGTTGCTCGTCGCAATCGCGAAGACGCAATCTCAAAAGCAATGCAACACAAACTCTGGGAGGAGATTCACTAATGGCTAGCGAAATCTTAGTAATGGGTATCGTCAAATACGAAACAATAGTTACTACTTACGACAGCTTCACTTGTCGCCGCATCAAAGTAACGGATCGTAATGGTCACATGACTGAGTTTGCTATGTATCACACAACTGGCGAACCATTTGAACACGTTCCGCTTGAGAAGATTGATCGTCGCGAAAGAACAAAGGATGCACTAAGTGAGGATGAGTAAGCAACACTTTGATTTCATTGCAGAAAAGGTCGGCCCATTAGTGGGCTGGCCTAGCGATCTGCATGATATTGCAGACCAACTGCAAGAGACGAACCCAAAGTTCAATCGCGAAAAGTTTATCAACCGAGCAACAGCAGCATGGGAGAATGCCAATGCCAACCGATTCAAACTCACAGAAATTGATGATGAAATCCCATATTGAGATTTGCCCTGACTGTCATGGTCAGGGTGAAGTCGAGGTGGGATTCTACAAATACGCTTCATTCAATAGAGATATTGGTGAAGAGTATGCTACATGGCAGATGTGTGACCTATGCAGCGGATCAGGTGTAGTCGAAGAAGCACTCAGAGATCTTGACTAACGCCAATGTTGCTGCAATTGTGCAGCGCATGAAAGCATATCTCACCATACTCACAGAGAAGGCCGCTGAATGTGGCCTCTCACTTCTCATCGCCTTCAAAGAGGCTGGCATTCCTACGTCAACATACTACAGGACGATAAACGAGAAGACAGAACTTCGTTATGAAACATCAGTAAGGGTGATGAAAGCAATTGAAAAACTTCACACACTTCAACAAGCCCGTCAGTATTCCAAAGAACTACGAGCAACTGGTGCAAGAGTTAATAACCGCACGATCCGAGCGAAAATTAAGTCAGGAAGTTTTGGCTGATATCATCGGATGCACAGTGTCATTGATCCACAAGTGGGAAACCAACAAACGAATCCCATCTGGATTCATGCTCATGTGTTGGCTTGATGCGCTTGGCTATGAAATCGAAGTCAAGAAGCGGGACGATACAGTGTGAACACTGTAGCAAGCACGTTGAGTATTTCGTAGCCATCTTAATGGCTGATAACACTCATACTTTTATCTGCATCTCATGCTACGAGGCTCCAGAATGCCGAACAAAAATAAATCAAAAGGCACTTACCATGAAAAGTGGATCGTCGAGTGGCTCAAAAAGCTTGGCATCCAAGTCAAGCGACAGCCACTCTCAGGTGCGCTTGGCGGTGAGTACCGAGGAGACATCGTCCTCAGACTCTTGGGACACCGATTGGTAGGAGAGGTTAAGTATCGTGACCTCTCTGGTTTCCCAAGCCCCTTCTCTGTCTTAGATCAGAGAGACATTGCTTTCTACAAAAGACGGAGTGGAACTCCGCAAGTCGTCGTCATTATGTCTGGCGAAATCTTTCAGCAACTCATGGAGAAACCAAATGAGCGCATCACAGAGACTCAAGGTGTTGGAACACTTGAAGAGTGGGAAGACACTGACCCCGATTGAAGCATTAGAAAACTTCGGATGCTTTCGATTGTCAGCACGAATCTATGAACTAAAAGATCATGGATGGCCTATCCGCTGCAAGATTAAAGAACTCGAAAACGGAAAACGGATTGGCGAATACAGCATGGAACCAAACACAATTTGGTGGCCTTCCCATTCTATTGCAGAAAAGTATGCAATGAAGACGGAAGAAATAAAATCACAGCAACTGGAGATGAGAACATGACGAGCATGACTCGCGAGAAGATTCTAAATATAGCACAAGATTATGTGTCAAGAGATCGTGCCAACACACATGGTAGTGTTGAGCGAAACTTTGAACACATTGCTGCGCTATGGTCAGCACACCTTGGCATTACCATCTTGCCCTATCAGGTTGCACTAATGCTTATTGATCTAAAGATTGCACGAGCATGGGGAAATCCAACTCATGTTGATAATTGGATTGATATTGCTGGATACGCAGCTTGTGGTGGAGAGGTAAGCAATCCTCCAAAGCCATGATCCCATATGATCTGCTTGCTGACGTTGCTTTAACTTACATTCCAAATCCCATAGCCAAGGTCGTTCTACTTGAACTGGCCCGTTACAGTAATGCCAATGGAGAATGTTTTCCATCTAGGGAAACCATCTCTAAAGGCAGCGGTATTGCTGTGCGTTCTGTTGTCAGAGCGATACAATGGCTGGAAGATGAAGGACTGATTCGCATAGAGCATCGTTATGGAACGTCCAACTTCTACGTTATCATCAGTATGGAGGAAGAGATGACTGAAGATACCCGTGCCAATTTGGCACACGAAGGTGTTATATACTTAGATACATCTAAGAAGAAGAAAGATAATACATCTTATCGTGCCAATTTGGCACGACCTACCGACTCTCCCTTGTTCCTTGCCTTCTGGCAAGCATACCCTCGGCGCATTGGTAAGGGCGCAGCGCGTACTGCATTTGCCAGATCTCTTGGCTTTGCAGATGGAAACAAAATTGTTCAAGCAGCCATTGCATATGCAGCGCATTGCGTTGAGGCAAAGATTGAACAGAAGTTTATTCCACACCCAACAACATGGCTGAATGCTGAACGTTGGGAGGATGATCTTGCAACTGAGGAAAGCAAACCAGCATCGGGGTGGGGCAATGTCTTCAATGAACTATGATGAGCGCATTGCTTATATCAAAAATTGGTTTCAATCTGACATAACTGTTCGATTCAATATGCCTCGCGATGTTGACCCAAAGATAGCTGCAATGGATGTCATTGACGCAATCAATGGCAATCTTCCATCGCCCCTTACACAGGAGCGGATCGGAACCCTCTTGTCCTCAATCACAAAAGAGGTTTCACGATCCGCCAAGAGCCGAACACTTCCAACCGCAAAGGAGTTTGTCGATGCGGTCAGAACATTGACGCAGAGCGGGCAAATAGCCACGCACAGCGCAGGTAACGACACTTGGCGCATAGACCCACTGCACATTGCAATCAAGCGCGTCAGGGCTGGAGAATCCATATGTGAATCTTGGCTGAGAGGAGACAATAGAAAAAGATTGTTAGGTCATGTGAATGAGAGCGATCTTGCACCATATGACGTTTACATTGCTGCTCATACGCAGTAGAATATCAACACTTAATCACTGGGGGATAATATGGAACGAAAAGGTTTCATCGGTGGATCAGACTGCGTGAAGATTATGCAGGGCGAATGGCTTGAGTTGTGGCAAGTGAAAACTGGACGCATTGAATCAAACAACTTGTCTGACAACATTGCCGTTCAGCTTGGCATTCACACCGAAGGCTTTAACTTGGGTTGGTTTGAGAAGTGGCACAACTGTCAGCTTGATGGTCATCAGAAAACAATCTTCTCTGAGATTGGCATCGTGCCAGCCAAAGGTATGATTGATGCAATGTGGCAGGACTCAATTGTTGAGGCCAAGCATACCAATGCCATGAGCAGCATGGAGGGAGTCATTGAGCGTTATATGCCTCAGCTTCAATTGTATTGTCACTTGGCAGAATCAGATGGCGCATACCTGTCTGTGATCTTTGGCAATAACAAATGGGAATCAGTCTATGTCCGCAGAAACGAAGAGTATTTCAATTCTATGTGGGCGGTGGTGTCAGACTTCTGGGGTTACGTTCTTCGGGATGAAGAGCCTGTTGGTGTCGATACGCCGACGATCAGCATCGACAAGATCGCGGTGGACGACATGGTCAGAAGGGATGCAAGTCAAGACAATGAATTTGTCTCCTACGCCCACGAATACAAACAAAACAAAGCCGCCGCTAAGGCTTTTGAAACAGCCAAGACAAACCTAAAGCAGATGGTCGCTGAGAATGAGCGCGAAGTTTACTGCGATCTTCTAACAATCAAACGATCCAAGAGCGGATCATTACTCTTCACAGAGAGGTAACATGATGGACGATAAGAACATGGAGTTGTGGAATGCAGTTTGCCAATCAGATCCACGATATCTGAAGCCAGTTGCACTTGGCGCTCGTAAGTTTACAGCCATTGACCCAATGTATCAGGTCATGTCTGCAACAAAAGCCTTTGGCCCTGTTGGTATTAAATGGGGCTGGTCAGCAAAGACAGAGTTCGTCAACCTATCTAATGGTGACACTGCTGTTATCTCACACGTTGAGGTATGGACTGACAAACCAGAAAATGTCTTTGGTCCATTTGCAGGATGCCGCAAGTTCTTTGATTCAACAAAGGGTCGGATGAACGAAGACGGACCTAAGATGTCCATTACTGATGCACTTACCAAGTGCCTATCCCATCTTGGCTTCAATGCTGATGTGTTCCTTGGGGAATACGATGGCAATAAATATACAGCCAATCCGAAATCCAACGATCCTGAAGGGGATGGTTGGTAATAACGTAAGATCATAGAGGAGCCAGAAGCATGGCAGAATACGACAACACAGACAAAGGCGCAGCGTTCAAACCATTTGATACGCAGAAGTTTATCTTGCAAGGCAAGATCAATGATGATGGCACAGAGCGCAAGATCATCCTGATTAAGGATACGACTAAGTCAGGCAAGCAGATCATTGAGATCTTTGAGAAAGCTGGAACTCTTTTTGTAAATGAAAAGAAAGATTCAGAGAACGCGCCAGATTACACTGGACCAATCAGCAGCATCGTAAAGGATCGTCGCATGGCAGCGTGGAAGCGCACCAAGGATGGCAATCCATACATGACGCTTGCTGTGTCTGATGCGCGAGACAAAGGAGAAACTTCTCAGCCAAGCAATATATCTATTGCAGATGATGAGATTCCGTGGTGATATAAATCATCCTCCCTGTGATGTGAAACTTTGGTCAAGGTTAATTCCTTGACCATTTTTAATCGGAGGTTCCCATGAATGAAGAAGTGTATGCAGAGATGCTACAGGAAAGTGCAAAGCGAACATCGTTTGCTCTGAAAGAACAGAGATGCACAGAAAAGAATCTAACATTGTTTGAAAGATCGGTTCATGTCTTTCATGAAGTTAGAGACAGCAACAATCACGACATCAATATATTGATTGAAGAGTTTGCCAAGCTTGCGGCAACCACAGTTGATACTCTTCTTGGCAGGGATCGAACACTTGTAATAGCCAATACAAGAAACGTGATGTTCTACGTTCTCCACAAGCACATTGGCCTTAGCAATCCACAGATTGCCCGCATCTTTAACAGAGATCCAAGCACAGTTCAGACTGGTAGGGTTAGAGGAAAGAGCATCGTTAACAACAATCAATTCCTTGTCCATGTAATCAAGGAAGTGGTTAACAAATCAAAAACAAACGGAGGATACTATGATCATTAACGGAGCAGATCTTCTATATCGCGGCCCAATTAAGGGCATGATCAACGATAAGATGCGCCAACATGGAGTGTCTTTCGGACTGTCCGAGGCTGGTTACGACATCCGCATCAAACAGGACGTTGTGTTTGATAAAAGTGGTCGCGGATGGGTAGACGGAATCACTGACAACGGTAACTTTTGCCTCGCCAGCGCCATCGAAGAGTTTTATATGCCGCCAAATCTGGTGGGCATTGTGCATGACAAATCCACATGGGCACGGCAGGGACTGTCTGTCTTCAACACTGTTATTGAACCATCGTGGAACGGATTCCTAACGTTGGAACTGGTTTATCATGGGCGTAATGGGCTGCACATTCCAGCGGGCGCTGGCATTGCACAGGTAATATTTCATCAGACATCAAGCAAAGCCTACTACGATGGCAAATATCAAAATCAAGATAATAAGCCTGTCGAAGCAAAGATGGAGTAAAAATTAAGTGGTTGCCAGAAGAATACTCACCCAAGAAGAACGCGAAATTATCCAAGCCAACACCGCCAAGGATGCGGCAAAGCTGCTTAAAACGCACAGGGCAACGATAGCCAAACTCTGTAAAAGAGAAGGCATTAGTTTCAAGCGCATCTACAATACTAGCAACAGTGAGATGCGGATTATAAATAACAAGATCAGACAAGGCCGAAAAGATGGCCTGTCAGTGAAAGCTATAATGGACCTGACTGGCGTAACGGCTGCAAAAATTAGACAGTTGCTTAACCTTAAAAACAAAGGGGAAATCTTCAAATACTTAGACGAAGCCACAACAGAGTGGCTGGAGAGCCAATGCCCAGAAGGTATGGGACTGCAAGAGTTTATCGCCGTCATCGTGACGGACGCATATCAGGAGGATCAAGAATGAAAAATGTTAGCCTTATCGCCAAAGTGTGCCACGATGCAAACCGCGCATGGTGCGCCGCAAACGATGACCACAGTCAGCCAGCTTGGGAAGACGCACCCGATGGGCAAATTGATAGTGCCATTGATGGGGTTCTCCATGTGCTGGACAATCCATATGCCACGCCAGTTAGCAGCCACTTGAACTGGTGGACCCACAAGATTGAGGACGGATGGGTGTACGGCGAGGTCAAAGACCCTGTTGCCAAGACGCACCCCTGCATGATCCCTTATGCAGAGTTGCCAGAGTTTCAGCGCAAGAAGGACGCGCTATTTCTCGCCATTGTGAGGGCATTGGCATGAGTGACATGATCAAGCGCAGTGATGCGCTGGCTGCGCTGAACTCATGGGATGCAGAAGCTGTCATCCTCATCTTGCCCGCAGTTGACCACGCCGCCATCCGTGAGGCTGCGCTGCATGAAGTGTTGGCTCTATGTAAAGACTACCCCTACGTCGAGGGTGTAGAAAACGCTATCCTCGAACTGATTGGAGAGAAGAAATGACCTACCTAATCAAGCGCGATGACGCTCTGGCTGTAATTTTAGACAACAGCAAATGGCCCAAATACAATGCCATTGAGGATATCCCAGCCATCGACATCGCCACCATCCGTGAGGATGCGCTACGTGAGGCTGCTGCCGCCGTCAGCAAACTGGCAGACCATGCCGTGACCGCATTGGCATATGAACACGCACACGCCTGTCGTGATGAAATCCTTGAACTGATTGGAGAGAAGGAATGACACACATCAAATACCCAAACGAACTGGGTGCGCCAGTGCCATACGAACCAAACTGGCACAACGAGGCGATGCGGCAGAAC